ATACAATTTGTATGTACGTGGATTTGATGGATTACGTGTGTATACATACAAAAGGTGTGCATGTTGGTGTCTAATTATCCAAAAAGGGGGTTGAATTATCCAAGCTGGATAATTAGAAAAGGTGTGTATGTGCCTTGAAACCCGCATGGATACTGGGCTTGCGAGGGGTATTAGGGTTTACCCTACTCGAATTATCCAAGTCTGGAAAAGGGGGTCAGGATTTTTAGAGGTCGTTATTGTTGCGCGGCGCTTCATGCGCTTTGCACGAACAACACACGCATCTACACGTGTACTCTAAATACTTGGATAATTGTCTAATTGTCTAATTGCACGCCTAACCTATTGATTTTAAAGGAAAAGCTAATTATCCAACCTGAAAGTGCCCTTGGATAGTTGTCTAATTGCAAGGTGTGTATACACACATGGCCTCATTGCCCAAAAGGTGTGTATACACACGTCAGCTCACGCGGCGATTGCACTGCGTGCGGCCTTGGCTTCGGCGGTGTACGCCTCAGCATTGGCAACCATCTCGGTGGCGACTGCCTTGAGTTCCATGAACTTGGCCAGTGTTGCACCAGCCTTGAGTGAGCCAGTCTTTTTGTCGGTGGTGTATCCGCCGTTCTTGGCCATCTTAGCTTTCATGATGCGTGCCTCAAACTGATCGGCCAAAGACTCGAAGGCCGCACGATTGCTGATAACCATTGGCTCGCCAAGTTGGGCGGCGAAGTATTCACCGACGGGGCGGTAGTTGCACGAAGGCCACGCGGCCTGCTTAGCCAAAGCCACCAGACCGCCATTAGCGATGCCATTACGGGCGGCTTGGCCCATTTTGCCCTTGGCATTGGCGAGCGCCATTTTGGTGTATGGGCTTGAATCTTGCACGACTGACAGTTGGCGCTCAGTCTTGGTTTTGCCGTACACGTTGACCAATGCGGGTGTAAAAGTTGCGAGTTCCATGATGATTCCTTGTGTTGGATGATTGAACGGTGACAATGCACCACATAACCCACTAGCGAGCCAATGAGTTATAGGTTGAATTGGTTTTGTGGCTTTCTGTTCTTGGTGCCACCCGTGACCTCAATGACCCTTGTGTATAGGTGGCCATTACCTGCGGGCGTGATTCAACGCCGCGTCTGACTCTGAGGTTCTTGCTCAGTCCGTCCCGCAGATGCTCAGATATTCGATTTTGTGGGTGGCCTAGTCATTCAGTCACGGGTTGCCTCACGACAATGCGTTCGCCCTGTATGTTGCCCGCCAATGGACAGCGCATACTTAAGCGTTACTGGGTTAACTCGCCCTTTTCCACAAACTCACGAAAATGAGATGCGATTGCGTGTCTTCGACTATTCACACGCGCCCTGTCACGCCACTGACAAGGGGTTCCAATACAAATTTTTAATGATCGGCGTCAATCCACCGACGCACCCCACCGCGTTCCTGAGAACGGCCCAAGTCCCTGAGGCTTGAGATTGCAAGCTGCGTCAACTTCACATTGACTGAGCGGCACGATTACCGCTCTACTACTGGTCAGGCCGCTACCATGTAGTCAACCCTTCCACTACTGGTCGGGCCGCTACCACCCCACCCCCCACAGGCCCCCCAAGGCCCCACCCCCGCCCCGGTCTGCTTACGACGCACACACATTGCATGAGCAAAAAATAAGAAGGTGTGTATACACACGTAGTAATACTAAAATAAACATAAAAAAGTATAGCCTTCCCGTCATAGAGGCCCTTAAACTCCATAGACCCCACAAAACGTGTGTATACACACCTAAAAAACGCAAAAAACACCCCTACAATGTGTGTATACACACCTTTGAAAGGCCCAAAATGAAGCGCTGGAACCTGTTTTTGCCCCCCGAACTGATCGAAAACTACAAGAAATTGGCCGCTAAAAAGGGCGTTTCGTCAGCAGAAATGGCCAGAATTGCCATGGAAAAGTACCTGCAAGCCGTGGAAAAAGCTCAAAAAGCCACTTCGGAGACCGCAAATGTCGCTTGAAGACACCAATCTGGACGACTCCCCGTTGGAGTACAAGCCCAAAACCGTCTCGTTCCCGCAGATCAGCGAAGAGATGTTGGCCTCAGTAGCCTTGGGGTTGGAAGACGAGCTCGTTGTGGCCAGTCGCCACGGTCTGTCAATTGAGCAGTACCAAGAGTTGGCCGCTCAGCCGTGGTTCCAACTGCAGGTTCAGGTCAAACGGTCTGAGTACGAGAAAAACGGCGTCACGTTCAAAGCCAAGGCAGCATGGATGGCCGGGGAGTTGCTCGATCAGGTGTACGTCACTGCGGCGTCCGGCGATGCCAGCTTGAACCAGAAGCACGAAGTCCTGAAGACGCTCATCAAGGCTGCAGGTCTGGAGCCTAAGGAGGAAAAGGTCAAGGACACTGGGCCGGGGTTCAGTATCAGCATCGACTTGGGCGGTGGCCAGTCCATATCCCTCAGTAACCAGCAGACCCTCACACCCGTTACACTGGACGCAGAGGTCAAGGAGATCAAGAATGCCTAAATCCAAACTGGAAACCAGACTGACACGCCAGATCGCTGCGCGGGGTGAAGACAACGCCAGCGGCATAGCGCACGGCCTGTTGGTTAAGCGTGGTCACATCAAGTCCAGCGGTGAGCTGACTGCGGCGGGTAAGAAGCGTCAGGACTTGGGTAACGATGGACGTGCTAAGGACCGGGAGTCCAGATACTCGGGCGGTAAGAACAAGCCCAGTGACTACAAGTACAACGCCAAGACCAACGCAGCGACACTGAAGAAATGAACTACCAAGGCGACATCGCGCAGTCACTCGTCGAGGAAATCCTTGACCTGATCGAGAAGTACCACGACACCATGATGGTGGCCACGGCCATCGGCTGTTTGGAGATTGTGAAAGCTCAGATACTCGAGAACCACATGGAAGACGACGATGACTGACGTAATCGACTTCAACAAAGCCAAGCAGGAGCGTGAAAAGCACATAGCTGGTCAGCTGTACTGCCAAGGCTGTAACCACCAGTGGAGTGCCGTGTGGTTGCCCGGCACCACGGAGTTCGAGTGCCCCGAATGTAAAAGTATGCGCGGGCGTAATGTGTTTGACGTGTCCCCGGCTCCGGGGTCGCAAGTGTGGAGTTGCGTGCGTTGCGGCAACCAGCTGTTTAACTTGCTGCCGGACAGAATTCACTGCCCCGGGTGTGGGCAGCAGTGGAACTACGAGGATTTGAACTAATGAGCAGCACCTACAAACCGACCGAGACCCAGCGTAACTACATGCTGGATGAATCCTACGTCCGGGTGCTGGCAGGGCCAGTCGGTGGTGGTAAGTCCGTGACGTGTGTACATGAGCTGGTGCGTCTGGCCTGCGGTCAAGCGCCTAACGCCAAGGGTATACGCAAGACCCGGGCGATCATCGTGCGTAACACGGCTGACCAGCTGGCGCTGACGACACGTAAGACGGTGTTCGACTGGCTGCCACCCGGTGAGGCTGGTATCTGGAAGGCTGTGGAGAAGACGTTCATCCTGATGGCCAAACTGCCGGATGGGACTCAGGTCGAGTCGGAATGGATTTTCATCCCGCTGGATACCCCGGACGACGTGCGTAAGGCGCTGTCACTGGAGACCACGTTCCTGTGGGGAAACGAGAGCCGAGAGCTCAACAGTGAGGTTGTTGATGGCCTACTGTCACGTCTGAACCGATACCCGTCGGCCAAGGACGGTGGGCCCACCCGGTCGTGTGCTCTGTTCGACACCAACATGCCCGACGAGGACACGTGGTGGCACGACAAGATGGAGAACCCACCGAGCAACTGGGCGATTCACAAACAGCCTGCTGCGATCATCAAGCCAGAGGTGTACCTTGAGCGGTTCGGCGAGGAGCCGGAGGAAGTGCTGCTGGACAAGGACGAGAATGAGTGGGCGGTCAACCCTGAGTGCGACAACTACAATCACTTGCCCAAGCAGTATTACCCCAACATCATCCCCGGCAAGACCGAGGACTGGTTGCGGGTGTACCTGCGGTCGGAGTACGGGCGCAGCCTGTCCGGCACCCCGGTGTACGAGAAGACGTTCACGCATGAGTTCCACGTGTCCAAGGACAGGATCAAGCCGATCCGCAGTCAGGACTACCCGGTCGTCATCGGTCTGGACTTCGGGCGCACACCGGCAGCAGTGTTCAAGCAGCGCGACCCCCGTGGGCGCGTAGTGACTCTGGCTGAGCTGACGTCGGAGAACATGGGCATCGAGACGTTCCTGCGGACGAAGCTGAACCCGTTCATTGCTAACAATCTGCAAGGGTGCTCGTTCCTAGTAGCGCCAGACCCAGCCGGATACGCCAAGCAGCAGCAGGGTGAAATGTCGCTGGTGGATGTTGTCAAACAGGCCGGGTTCAAATGTCAGCGACCGCCAACTAACGACCCTGAGAAGCGTGTTCAGGCGGTTGAACGCTTGCTTGTGCAACAGTTGGAAGGCAAGGCGATGTACATGATCGACCCGTCCTGCACACAGCTCATCAAGGGTTTTCGGTACGGGTACCGGTACAAAATCAAGAAGAGCGGCGAGATGGAGGACAAGCCGGACAAGAACGCGTTCTCCCACGTCCATGACGCCAACCAGTACGCAGACTCAATCATCGACATGAACGTACGCGGTGCGGCGCTGAACACGAGCAGGCGGGAGATCAAGAAGTCAGGATACTCGTACTCTTGACCACAGCGCCCTGCAGGGTACAATTTAGGTAATATTCTCTTGGAGCCAATATGGCCACAGGCATCGCGCTCATACCCGTCGCTCGCAGTTCCGATTTGGAGCGCGAATCCCAGAAACGCAACTCTGAGATGCAGGCTACTCCTGTTATTCAGGGCTTGGCCGCTCATGCACGCAAGCGTTGGGAGTCTGCACGCGAGGCCAAACGGACTATTGAGGAGCGCATGCTGCAGTGCTTGCGCCAGCGCAGCGGTGAGTACGACCCAGACAAACTGGCGGACATCAAGCGCCAAGGTGGTTCTGAGATTTACATCCAGCTGACCTCTGTGAAATGCCGCGCCGCTACCAGCTGGCTGCGCGATACCCTGCTTGGAACGGGCTCTGACAAGCCGTGGAGCCTCGAGGCTACCCCAGAGCCAACTCTGCCGCCAGAGCTGCTCCAAGAGCTGATGGCGGGCATGCAGCAGCAGTTGCAAGCCATGATGGAGCAGGGCATGGCCCCTCCAGACCCGACGCAGTTGCGAGAAGCAGCCATGCAGATGAAAGACGCAGCCATGCGCAAGCTGCGTGAAGAGGCCAACGACCGGGTTGACCGCATGGAACTGAAGATGGAAGACCAGCTCATCGAGGGCGGTTGGACCGACGCGCTGAACGCGTTCTTGGACGACGTGGTGACATTCCCATACGCTGTGCTCAAGGGGCCAGTCAAGCGCAAGCGCAAGACACTGGCTTGGCAGAACGGCGAGCTGGTTCCATCGGAAGAAATCCGCAACGAGTGGGAGCGCGTTGATCCGTTCATGTTGTACTGGGCCCCATGGTCTTCGGACATTCAAGATGGTTTCATCGTCGAGCGCCATCGCATGACCCGTGACGACTTGCAAGCCCTGATGGGCGTGCCGGGATACAACGACGACGCCATCCGCTCAGTGCTCAATTCGTTTGAGTCGGGCAACCTGAACGAGTGGCTGTGGACTGACAGCGCCCAAGCTACGGCTGAGGGCAAAGACACTACGCAGACCATCTTCACGACAGACCTGATCGACGCCCTGCAGATGTGGGACAGCGTCAAAGGTAGCGACTTGCTGGCTTGGGGCCTGTCGAAGAAAGAGATTCCTGACCCAGACCTGAACTACCCCTGCGAGGTGTGGCTGGTCGGCTCGACTGTGATCCGCGCTGTGTTGAACTACGACCCGCTGGGCCGCAAGCCGTACTACGTGACGTCGTATGAGAAAGTTCCCGGCGCTGTAGCTGGTAAGGGCGTGGCTGATCTGTGCCGCGACT